ACTTTGGCAAACAGCGGGCCGAAGATCAGGCACGCTTAGACCCTCTAGGATTTCACGAATGATATCTCAAATATTTTTTAGATTTGTTTGTTTTGTTTGTTCTTTACTTTATTTATGGTTTGGGCTAATTTGTTTTGTTTCTTCATCTAAGATCATCTGCAACTCGCAACAAAGTTTTATGATATTGTTTTCTATTCCTCAGGGTCTTTTACTTGCGGCTATAGGAACGTTTCTTTTTTCCTTGGGTTTCTTTTATCTTTTAAAATCGCTAGACCCAAGAGAATATTTTTAGTTTAGGTGTTGACTTTGCAAAAACAAATTGTATAATAGGTATCACAATGGAAGAAATCACTGAAGTACAAAGACAATACACTTTAAAAAAATCGTCAGACAGTTATGTAATTGAAGATGGCGTGTTCTTTTTCAATCCACAGATGTACTCAGGAAATATGTCCGAGTATGATCTAAGAATCATTGCTGACGAGCTAAAAAGAATAAACGATGTGTTTGCTGATACTGACTCGTATTATAAACAACGGTCTGGAAGTCGGTAGTTTTAGACAGATGGACAACACTAGATTCGCGGGTTCGAATCCCGCCCAGATCATATCTTGATTTTTAATTGATCGCAAGGAGATTTAAATATGTTGGTAGCGGTTTATGGCACACTAAGAAAAGGCTTTGGAAACAATGCTTTATTGAGAACTTCTAAATTTTTAGGAACAGAAAGAACATCGGCAGATTGGACTATGCACGTTTTTACGGGCGGTATAGTTCCAGTGATAGTTCCAGGCGAAAGTTCTATTACTGTAGAAGTGTATGAAATTACAGACAATACATTAGAAAATCTAGATTTTTTAGAAGGTTATCCTCATGGATACAGCCGAAAATTAATCAAAACATCCTATGGCGATGCATGGATTTACTTTATGAATAGCCTTTATAGCAACACTTTAAGAGTGGTTGAAAGCGGAGATTTTAGTGAGTTCAAGCAAAGAAAGAGCTGGGATATCTCTATTGGAGATGATGATAGTAGTTTTGATGATATCTAGCCTGAGCTTTATGGCTTGGCCCAACATCTCAAAACTAAGAAAAAAATCACAACAAAATCTTTTTGAACAAAAGGTTAAAGAAGCAGTTGAAAACTGTCGATACTACGCTATGTTGAACGGAAAGATTGTTGTGGTAGAGGTTGTTGATAGCGAAGAAAAAATAACAACCATGACTCTTGACAATCTTGTTTTTAATGGTAAAATTGATAAGAGGTTTTTGATCAATGCACAAGGAGATTTGTATGAAGAATGATTCGGTTATTCCAGTTTTTGTTGTTTCTTTGATCTTTGGCGGATTTGTATTTTTTGATATGAACCGAAAAATCGAAGACCTAAAAAACGAGGTTGTGAGTTTGCAGATTCACCTTTCTCAAAAGGAAGCAAGAAATTTGCAGTTTGTTCCGACTCCATCTCAAGTATCTAACGGATTTTATAACGGTCGATAGATAATTAAAATCCAAATTTCCACAGAAAAAACTAAAAACACAGTTGACATTTGATCGGCTGTGGTGTATAATGAAAACACAGGGGACGACTGAAAAGGGTTATCAAACTCTTACTTTGGAAAAGTCCTTTTCGAAAATTTACCCCTAAACGGTCGCATAACTCAATGGCTAGAGTGCTACTTTTACACAGTAGAAGTTATAGGTTCGAATCCTATTGTGACTATTGCCGGGATAGTTTAATTGGCTAGAACACGTAAAAGTCTTGAATAAGTTTTGACAATCGTGTACGATCATTCAAGGTTATCCAATTGTAATGGCGATGTATAGGTTCGAATCCTATTCCCGGCGCTTGAGTACGAATGAAAAGGGTTATCATTTGGAGAAAACGTCCTTTTCGAATATTTTACTCATTTTTTTTACTTTTGTACGAACGAGGAGAATTTGAATGACTTTCAAGTATAGTTTGAAAAATGGGTCTGTTAAACAAAAAATCGTTGGCAGATCTTCTGAAATGGTTGCAAACGCTGGTGGCGGATACGCATTTAAGCTAGATGATTTTAAATTTCTAGAAAGATTTTTAATCATGGGCGCCACATCTGGAACCTACCATATTTCTAAAAATGATCACCAATACAATAACTTTGAAAACATTATTAGTTGCATCAAGCAAGATGGAGTTAAGGTTGTTTCAGAAATTGTTAGAGTTTCTACAAACAATCTTGCTCACAAAAACGATCATGCTATTTTTGCATTAGCATTGGTGTTTGCTCATGGATCAAATGACGCCAAACAAAGCGCTGTAAAAGCCTTCAATAGCGTTGTTAGAACCGGCACTCATTTGTTTATGTTCGCTAGCTTTATCAAGTCTATGAGAGGGTTTGGTATTTCTGTAAGAACAGCGATTAACAAGTGGTACACCGAAAAAAGCGATATCGGTTTTGCTAATCAAGTAACAAAATATCAAAGCCGAGAAGGCTGGTCGCACCTAGATGTGTTTAGACTTGCTCACCCAAGCTTTGCTAGTAGCGAATCAAAAAATAGGATTTCTAATTGGGTCGCCGGAAAAGATGTAGAATTCAATACATCCAACAATGGAGAAGCCCTGGTTGATGCTTTTGTTAGAGTTCATAAAACAGAATCTCTAAAACAAGTGTTAGAAATGGTTTCTACTTATGGGCTTCAAAGAGAGCATTTGCCAACCAAATTTTTGAACACAAAAGAAGTTCAAGAAGTTATGTTGCCAAAACTTGGAGGAACCGCCCTTTTAAGAAACCTTGGTAACATGTCCAAGAGTGGGCTATTGAGCGTTTTTAGTGATGCTTCTAAGTTTGTAGTTGAAAAACTGACAAACAAAGAGTTCCTAAAAGAAAATATGCTTCACCCACTAACAATTCTAGTAGCTAAAAAGACATACGAAAGTGGTCGAAGCAAGCTAGGGTCTGGAGTTTGGGACGTAAATAGTTCGATAGTAGACGCTCTTGAAACAGCATTCTATTTATCGTTTGACGCTATCGAGCCAACTGGTAAAAACTACTTTTATGGTATCGACGTGTCTGGTTCTATGGGCGCAGAGGATTCAACCGGACTGAAATACTGCGAGATTGCCGCTGTGTTAGCAATGGCACACCTAAGATCAGAAGCGAATACTTTTGTTGGAGGGTTTTCTAGTGACTTTATTGATCTAAAAATCAGTAAATCAGATACACTAAATTCAGCTTCTGCTAAATGTATAATGCGTAACTTTGGGTCTACCAACGCTTCTGCGGCTATCAATTACGCCGCAAGGAAGAAGATTCCAGCAGATTGTTTTGTAATGATAACAGACTGTGAAGTTAATAGAGGTTCGCACCCAACGATTGCTTTAAATGACTTTAGGCAAAAAATGGGAAGACAAAGTTCGCTGATCGTTTGCGGCCTACAAGCTGTTCCATACTCTGTAGCAGATCCAAAAGATCCATTACAGCTAGACATTTCTGGATTTTCTCCAGATATTACTTCGGTTATCTCTGGATTTACTAGATAAAGATGCTATAATAAATGGGGTCAATCAACCCCGTTTTTTATTTAGTGAGGAAATATGAATATATTATTTTTAGATGACTGCCCACAAAGAACTAAAAAGTTTAAAAGACTGCTTCCAATGGCGGTTACATGCGAAACGGCGCAGGAGTGTATAGACCTGCTTCACACAGAGGATTGGGACTATGTATTTCTAGATCACGATCTTGGCGGTGAGACATACCAAAGTTCAGATGAATTTAACACTGGTATGCAAGTGGTTCGCAGCGTAATGGAAAATCCCCCAAACGTTCAGCACTTTGTTGTACACTCTTTAAACTACGGTGCGGCCCTCAATATGGTGAGTTTATTGCGAGAGCGCGAATACATTACAACAAAATGTAGTTTTTTAGAAATTGAAAATTTCATTAGAACAAAAATTTACGGGTATCTAGATTAATCATGGAATTTATAATTCAAAAAGATTGTCAATTTTCGGGCGGTGAAACAGATAGATTGGTTCAGGCTTTAGAGAATAATAAAGTCAAGTATACTCTAGCCGACAGCGCTTATATCCAAGATGGCGTTACAGCCAATGCAGACATATTTGTTCGCGGCTCTATCGAGTTTGTCAATGAATTTAATTTAATGTATGGAGAGTACACCAATCTTTATACTACTACACTAAGTAATTATACTTATAGCGAGTATACTAAAAATATTGACAATGAAATACTTAATAGTGATTATCTCATTCTACCGTGGCATAAATTATACAATGATTCATTGCATCTAATTATGCTTGCTACTGGGTCTGATAGATTTTTTATAAGGCCGAACAGCGGAAAAAAGATATTCACAGGCATAACACTAGGACGCAAGCATTTCTATAAAGAGCTTGATATAATTAAAGGTCTGCCAAATTCAAATATTAATGATAATGATTTAGTTGTGATCGCTTCTGCAAAAAAAATAGACGCAGAGTATAGGCTACTGATGCATGGAAACAGTATAATTGACTATACTTGCTATAACGACCCAGGATATGGCTATATAAGAACAAGCTGTATTGATATTGATAAAGATTTTTATTGGCTAGCGTCAAAAATAAAAGATTTTCCTGATTGCTTTTATACACTTGATATTTGTTATGTAAAAGGAGTGCCATTTATTCTAGAATTGAACGGGGCATCTACCGCAGGTTGGTACGATATGGATTACGATAAGATTGTAAAGTACATAAAAAATCAGAAAGAAGAAGATGATTCGTAGCTTTTTAAAGCTTATTGTTTCTAGAATTTGCTTTAACGCTTCTTTAGTGTGCTTTTCTTATGGGTTTTTCTATTTCCTAAAAAATAGAGTTGACACAGCCATTATAAATGGTAGAATAAGTTTTGAAGAATCGTTTTGTATGCAGTTAATTATTTTTAGTATTTTTTTATTCATGTTTTCATCGGAGTTAAGTGATGTATAATTTGTGTTGTATCAGTGAAGAATTAAAAAAAGAAAACATTTGTTTCAAGACCATGACATGGGCTAGGTTTTGCGAACTCCGTGACGCTAATGGACTAAACTCTGCCCTACAAGAACTTGGCGAACGATGGCTAAATAACATCAAAGTCACCGGCAGAGTTGTAGAGCATTGCGTAAACAACAACTGGGGCTATAGGGTGTCATCATCTTTGATGCCGCTTCTGACCCATCCAGATTTTCCTGGTGACTCTAGACTAGTGCCACAGTATCAGCAAATACTAGAAGAGTTCAACAAAATCAAAAACTATCTTGCTGACAAAGCAATTAGGATTTCTTGCCATCCAGACCAGTTCAATGTTTTGGCTAGCAAAAACCAAGACGCAGTAAACAAAACCATCAAAGAGCTTAACTTTCATGGGGCTGTTCTAGACCTTCTTGGTTGCAAGCAGGACTATTCTTGTCCAATCAATATCCATGTTAATTGTTCTGACGGAACGCCCGAAGAAATCGCCCAAAGATTTGTTGCCAATATGAACAAGTGCAATAAATCTGTTCGTTCTCGCCTTGTAGTAGAAAACGAAGACAGGGGCATGTGGAATGTAGCTATGCTACTAGAACACTTTTGGAACAGCCACAAAATACCAATTACTTTTGACAATCTGCATGACAAGTGCAATCCATCAACTGACAGTGTAGATGCGTTTTCTTTGTGTGCCGACACCTGGAAAACTCTTGGATATGTACCACTGTTTCACTACAGCGAATCCAGTGCAAATGATCGCAAGCACGCATATATGCCAACATCAACCCCCTATTTAGAATTTGGAGAAGATGCAAATAAGGTTGACTTTGATATCGAGCTAAAAGCAAAAGATGCCGCTATAAGATTCATGTCAGCAATACTTCGCGGCAAAGCCGAGCTATATAAACATACAGGGGTTGCGTCTAGTGACTGTTGTGTGGCTGGAAGCACTCAAGATTGCTGTGTTCCTAGTAATGCGGCAGTATATAATGAAAATGTCAATGTAGCAACGTCTGATGCGAGGGATGAATATAGTATGCCGCTTCCAACAGGAATCCTTGAGGGGAAGCTAAAGCCCAAAGTCCCAAAGCGTCCATGGTAGTAGAGGATAAAATGAGTAAAAATAAAAAAATTCTATTGTGTATGATTATTGTCAGTGCTTATTTAGTTAGCGAAGTTATTGCAAGGTTTTAAGATGACAGATGCTCAAGTTGTTAGAAACATAATGGCCGAAGCTGGAGTTGAAATAATTCCAGATGAAGCAAAAAAGCTTTTGTTTGTACATAATCAATTGGTGAATCTTTCTAAACTTTCGCTGAAAGAACTAAAACAAATGATGAACCCATCGGACATTAACTCTGTGATGGTTTTTGAAACTGTAACAAAATTAAAAAGAGCTAGAAAAAACAATGCTAAAACTAAAGAACCCGATTAATCTTCAACCTTCTTCCTTCACAGACAAAGAAGGAAAAATAGTAAAGCCCGATCCAATAGTTCTTCAAACTCTACAAATTTCTTTTATTGACATTCCTTACAGGAAGCAATATCAGATTAGAATAGAGGGCGTGCCTAGTGCTATAACTCTTTTCAATGAAAACGCTTATTCAAAAGCGTCAGAAAGAGGCGATATCACAAAGCACGCAGCTTTGGTTAGGCTCGATTCGATGATAGCTGGCAACCCAGAATTCTTTTTGCAGCAGTTTTTTCCCAAAACCTTAGAAAACCATCCAGATGGAGCCGGAACAATACTGTCTAATTTTTTAAAGAAAATAGGCATAACATCCACCCCAAACTGTATTTGTCGCCAACACGCAATAGAAATGAATGAAAAAGGTAACGATTGGTGCTTGCAAAACGTAGAAACTATTGTACAATGGTTAAAAGAAGAGGCCGATAAAAGGCAACACATATACCAAGATTGGTGTATAAGAGCATTAGTTAATAGGGCAATCAAAAGATCAATCAAAAAATGCCAAAGTTCTACGTTAGTTTCTTAGGATACAAGTATATTGTTTTGGCAAAAGATCATATTGACGCTTGCGTTGTAGTGAGTACAAAGTATAATAAGAAAACAACCGATCAACTTTGGAAAGTTTCAGAGCAGGGGTTTGACGATCATTACGACGATAGACTTATTCCAGATAAAACTATAAGAAAACATATGGGTCGATAGCTCAGATGGAAAGAGCAGTAGTCTACGAAACTACAGACACAGGTTCGACTCCTGTTCGACCTACTGGACTGGTAGCTTAATTGGTTAAAGCACCTGACTTTGACTCAGGTTATTGGGAGTTCGAATCTCCCCCGGTCTGCTTGCTTGTGGTGTTAATCCAGGCAACACGCATCACGCTTCGTAGATGAATTACTGGTTCAAATCCAGTCAGGCAAATATTTTTAAATAGGGGATTTTTATGACATTGTTTAATGCTTTTCAGATAGTCGCGGCTTTTGTTGGTTGGCCATTTTTAATTAGCTGGCTCACAACAGCAGAATTTAAGGGCGCTGGAGTTGCTTTTTATGCGGCCTGTGCTTTATATGTTGTTGCTTTTGGATTTATGACATTAACTGTCGCAGATGCAATAGAAGATAGTAAATAACTGTTGACAACCGCGATTTGTATGTTATAATGTGTGTATGAAAACAAATGCTTCCATAGCTCAATTGGATAGAGCAACTGCCTTCTAAGCAGTAGGTTGTAGGTTCGAGTCCTACTGGAAGTGCTTATGCGTTATTGGTGTTCAATGGTAGCACGCTAGTCTTCCAAACTAATAGAGGGAGTTCGAGTCTCCCATAACGCACTTTAAAAAGGAGAATAAAATGAAAGTTGACTCTTATTATGTTGCAATTACAATTGCTGTATCTTTTTTAGGTGTTGCATTTTTTATTATTCCAGCACTGGTTCCAAAGAACAAGCCAAAAATAGAGGTTATAGACTCTAAACCTAAAGTAGCTAAGCAAAGACAATTAAAGAAAGTCAAGTGCGTATGCGACAAAGGAGTTTTTACTTACGAGCCAGACGACGACTTGGTTAAGCTTGGATTTGCAAAGGCTGGCGAAAAGGGGCCGTGTGGGTATTGTCACGGCGAAGGATTTTTATATGAAGAAGAAGCCCGATAAAACGCCGATATTCCATGGCTGGGGGCGTGGTTTCATAAGCCACAGCACTAAGGTTCGATTCCTTTTATCGGCACTATAATTTGAAAGACACAAAAATGTTATCTTTGAAAGACGCTAAAAAAATCTACCAAAATATTAAATTCTCAACTAGCCGCAACGAATGGCTTAGAGGCAACGGCGAGAATAGGGTTGTGACTGAAATCACTCTCACAGCAGAAGATTTAATTAGAAAATACGAAGAGCAGAATGGACTTTGCTATTGGTCTGATCTTTTACTAGAACCTAGATATAATTATATCAAGCGACACCCTCTTGCAATTAGTGTCGAAAGAGTTGATAATTCTAAGGGCTATACTTATGAAAATATCAAGCTCGTTATAAGAATGTTTAATCTTGGAAGATGCTCTTATCAGGGGGATTTTCATGAAGTCGTTAACTCTCTAAAAATGCGAATTATCTATGGATCATAATATAAACAAAGTCAGAGGAAGAAAGTTTTGCCCAAATTGCCAATCTCCAAATGGGGCCAGGGCTTACACTTGTAGGAATTGCGAACAAGAGTTCAATGTAAATGTTAAAAAGCGAAAAACATTCAGGTCTAAGATAAAAGACTGGAAGCAATTAAAAGAGGGCGATTGCATACGTGTGATTTCTGGCTCTGGCCCTTATTATAACAGGGGCGATCAAAAAGATTGCATCGGACACGCAGGTAAGTTTATAGTTAAATCTATCGACCAAAATGGATTGCTGTGTTTTGGATGCTCAAAGAATAACAAAGGTTTTGCTCATATTTATATGGGTGACAAACAAATGTCGTCTAATGTGCCGAACCTGATAAGGTCGCCGCACAAAATAATTTTGTCTGATCGTGGTAGATAGTTTTTTTGGAGAGAAGTATGACAAATTGGAGTAACTTGTTGGTAGTTAGAAGAAACTACAAAAATACTTTTAGCAACTTTATGAATTTTGCTAATGGTAAAATTTCTGGCGAAGTCTTGTACGATAAGTATAAAGGCACAGAAAGGGGCGGAGAAGTTAGGTCTTTGCTAAGAAACCACGGGGTTTCACACGCTAGGAAACTTGCGAAGAGAGCATTGGCACGAAGAGGCGTTCGAGTTTAGTTTTTGGGTTTTTTTGTTTTAGGGAATTATTTATGAACGAAGTTAATTTTATTGGAAACCTTACCAAAGACGCTGAGTTTATCAAGTCTGGCGATAAGGAATTCATGGTTTTAAGAATGGCCGTTAATCATAGGTCAAGAGACGGTAACGAGGAAACGATTTATATCGACGCTACTTGCTTTGGCTATCTAGCAGAATACGGAAAGAATGTTTCACTAGCGAAAGGTGACAAGGTATCTGTAAAGGGCCGACTCCAAGAAAGAACTTGGACGGACGCAAATCAAAATAAAAGATCGTCCTTTTGCGTGCTAGCAAACAACTTGTACAAGTGTCAAGTTATGTCACGAATGTAGATTGTTTTGAACACCGTTATAGGCGCTCTTTTGCGCCTAATTTTTTTTGGAGATAAAAATATGAAAAATAGAAAACAGTTGGTAAAAGCCAAGCTCGATAAAATAAGAAAAGCTAATCAAGAGAAAGCAAGGTACGAAAAGCAAATCTTCTTGCTTAAAAGAGAAAGTGAAAAACTTTCCAATAAACAAAATAGGCTTTTTACACCAGATCATTTGCCTGGGAATTTTGTTAGAGTTATTTCTGATATCAGAGAAGAAACTGTTGTTAGATACAGTTATCATCAAGATATCAGGTTCGCAAGAATCCTAAAAAACGACCTGATGCTTGTGCTTCATAGTTCGGAGGTTTCTAGTTTTGTTGATGTAAAATTTAAAAATGGTAGAATGAGGTTATCTAAATCGCTTGACAAATCCGAAACAGAAGTTATAATGGTTTAAAACCACTAACTTTTGGAGGAATTATGGAAAGAATTGGAACTTGGAACAGTGATTTTGCTGTATGGTTGGTAGTTCTTATGCTATCGCCAGTGTTTATCGTGTTTTTATTTCAGATACTCTCAAAGGCACTTGAATTATTTTCAACAGATGCCTCCAATCAGGAGGCCACTAAAGAGCCGGGATTTGAGGATGTAAAAAGGGCGGCCCTAGAAAAAGCTGCGGCTGGAGATAGATACGCTAGAGACTGGTGTACCAAGAATATCTTCTCGGTAGAAAGCGAATATTTCGGCCCAAAGCAGAAAAAGCCAGAGTTACTGACTTCACAAAAAGTTGTTGATGAAACCATACAGGCTCTTGTTGCTGTTGGATACAAAGAAAAAGATGCAAAGGTTTTAGCTTGCAGGTACGCTTCTAAACAAGAATACAAAGAAACCGGAGCTATGTTTCTAGATATCATACAGAAAAAATACTAACAAGTGAAAAGGGAATATCACTAGTTTAAAAGCTATTATATTGTGTATAAAATTGATAGCTATAATTTAAATAGGAGATATTCAACCAATGCCACTTCCAGAAGTAAAGAAAAAAGAGCCAGAGTCAGCCTATATGCAAAGATGCATGACCTTCTTATCAGAAGAAGATCGTGAGAATGAACAAAAGGTTGCGATGTGTTTGTCAACATATAGAAACTATAAAGAAGATTCTAAAGGGTCTACGGTTTTAGAAGCCGTGGACTTTTCTTTTTCTTGTGATAAATATCTAGAAGAGCATGAACTAGGATGGGAAGAAGAGTTAGACGAGTATAATTTTGTTATTCCAGAAAGTTATTGCGATGCTTCTGATTGTGAAGACGACGAAGATGATGACGAAGAAGAAGATGACGAAGAAGAGGAAGAAGTTTCTGCCGCGAGCCTCTGGGAAAACATAAGAAAAAAGAAAGAAAGATTAGGTAAAAAATACAAGCCAGCTAAGCCTGGGGACAAAGATCGTCCAGACCCATCTTCATGGAAGAAAGCGCAACAATCTTATTCTGGATACAAGTACAAAAATCTAAAAACTGGCGAACTCTATACATACGACAAAAAGGGCTCTTATTCTAAAGATGGGGTGAACTTATTTTATGTTGGAAAAGCTAATAGCGATTTTATAGAGCAGGCATCCAATATTTTCGCTCTCGCCGCAGAATATCAGGGCAGGAAAATAAAGCTTGGCAAACCATTCTTAACGCCAAAAGGCCCAAAAAAACGAGCCGTTTATGTAAAAAATGATCGTGGAAACGTAGTTCTTGTTAGGTTCGGTGATCCCAATATGCGTATCCGAAAAAGCGATCCTGGAAGAAGGAAAAACTTTAGAGCAAGGCACAACTGCCAAAGTCCAGGCCCACGCTGGAAGGCTAGATATTGGTCTTGTAAATTCTGGTAAATAAAAAATGACAAACGCCCAAAAAAACATGTCGCCTTTCGGGGACAATGCAGCTACTGATGCTTTCAATAGACTAAGAACTTCCACTCCTTTCACGCTTTACGATCATCAGTTTCAGTATGGCAAAGGCGAATTGTTTTGGAGTCAGAAAGTATCTGGCGGAGGAACAAGCTCGCACCTTTCCAATGAATCTTCTATAGATTTGTCTGTGAGTAGTGCGAACGATGAGGTCATAAGACAAACAAAAAAATATATGAGATACGTCCCAGGAAAATCTCAACTCATTATAATGACTTTCGTTTTAGGGGCATCAGATTCGGGGGTTAGAAAAAGGGTCGGCTATTTCGACGACAACAACGGAATCTTCTTAGAAAGTACAGGAACCTCTCTCAAACTTGTTATTCGTTCTAAGGCTAGTGGCTCGATTATAACAACAGAAGTCGATCAAAACGATTGGAATATAGAAAATTATAGAGATATAGATATAACAAAATCTCAAATACTTGTGATAGATGTTGAATGGTTGGGTGTCGGTAGAGTAAGGGTTGGATTTGTTAGAGATGGAAAAATATTTTATGTCCACGAATTTTCTCATACAAATCTACTCGATAAAGTTTATATGACAACCGCTAATCTTCCTATAAGGTATGAAATCAAAAGAGTTTCTGGAAGTGGTTCTGCCAGCTTAAAACAAATATGCTGCTCTGTTTCGAGCGAGGGCGGCTACGAAAAAAGAGGGTTAAGCTTTTCCGCTTCTAATGGAGTCACCGGAATAACTCTTTCTGGACGCCGCCCAATACTTTCTATCAGGCCAAAAACTACATTTAACTCTTTAGAAAACAGAGTATTAATAGAGCCTAAAAGTATCGAACTTCTAGCTGTAACCAATCCAGTATTTTATGAAGTTGTATACAATGGAACTTTAACTAACGCTAGTTTTTCTAATGTAGATGCAAATTCTTCGGTAGAATTTGACGTTGCCGCAACAGCTATAACAGGAGGAACTGTTATCAGAAGTGGCTATGTGTCAGCAGGAATAGGCAACAGTTCGCAAGTGCAAACTCCAGAGCTATTAAATAAACTTGTTTTGGCTTTAGATATAGCCGCCACCGCGCAAGACGTATTGACTATAGTAGCCACAAACATAGGCAATAATCCTGTGGCCTACGGCAATATAACATGGATGGAGTCTCAAGATTAATATCTTTAAATTTGTTTTATATAGTTTGCTAAAACTAACATCAGACTCAATAATGATATTGATCTATTTGTTTCTATTGTTCCTGGCCGCCGCCGAAGAAAAAGTAAAAAAGTTTTTTAAATGATAAATTTATACGCCCCCATCTGCAACACCGGATACGGAATTGCAGCTTACAATATCTTACGGGCTCTTGATAAAATAACAGAAGTTACGCTGTTTAATGTTGGCGAAATAGACAAGAGTATGCCCGACTCTCAATCTATACTAAAAAACTGGATTGCGTCTAGTCCATCCAAACAATCTTCTTTTGATAACAACTCTCCCACTGTAAAAATCTGGCATCAGCACGAACTATTCAATAGGATAGGAAAAGGCAAGCACTATGGCTTTCCTATTTTCGAGTTAGATAAATTTACCGCATTAGAACTGTCTAGTATCAATTCCTGCGATCATCTATTGGTTTGCTCTGAATGGGCTAAAAAGATCATAATGTCTAACCCAATCAAGTCTGATTTAGCAATTGATGTTGTTCCACTGGGAATAGACCCAGAAATATTCAAGCCATCGCGTGAGTCAAGAGATAAAACCATTTTTTTTAATTGTGGCAAATGGGAAGTAAGAAAAGGGCACGATATCGTGTTAGAGTGTTTTGAAAGAGCTTTTTCACCGAATGACAATGTAGAACTTTGGATGATGTGTCACAATCCATTTCCTTTTGCCAAGGGTGAAAAGTGGGAAGAAATGTATCGCTCTTCGAAACTTTCTGATAAGATAAAATTGATACCCCGTCAGCCAACCCAGCAAAGTGTGTATAATATTCTTAGGCAGGTTGATTGTGGTATTTTTCCTGCTAGAGCCGAGGGCTGGAATCTAGAACTACTAGAAACTATGGCTTGCGGTAAAAATGTTATCACCACAAATTATTCTGGCCATACAGAATTTTGCAACTCAGAAAATGCAAGACTGATAGAAATAGAAAACCTTGAGCCAGCTATAGACAATGTTTGGTTTCATGGTCAGGGTAACTGGGCCAAGATAGAAGAAAAGCAAAAAGTACAGATTGTAGATCATCTAAAAGATGTACACGATAAAAAACAAAGCGGAAAGCTCACATTCAACGATGCTGGCGTTGAAACTGGAAAAATTTTTACTTGGGATAATTCTGCTAAAAAATTAATGCGTTTGGTAAGCTAAACGGAGAACGATATGCCTGCATTCAAGACACCACAAAGTATACTAGAAGCTTATGTAAACGGTTTTGTTGGCTCTATATCAGACCCAGCATCAACCGAAAAACTTTTATCAGAGCTTCCAATGCCCTTATTTGGTGGTGCAGCTACTTCTCTTTATGGTTCTGGCGATGGTAAATTATCTCTTCCCTACAAGTCAATATTAAAATTTGTTCCAGATTTCGGTTCTTACGAAAGGCAGGGTACGGGCGACTGCGTAGCTCACGCTTTTAGAAACGCCTCTGACGTTAGCAGAGCCTTTGAAATAGATGTAAACAAAGAGAGAGAAGGATTTATTGCAAGCGGTGCTACAGAAGCCATATACGGCGTTAGAGGTCACACCGGCGAAGGAATGACTTGCAGCAGAGCCGCCAGATTTTTAAATCAAGAGGGCGGAATTTTATTAAGAAAAAAATATGACAACTATGATTTGTCTAAGTATAACCCAAGATTAGCTTCTTCATGGGGGCGATCTGGAACTCCTAGCGAACTAAAAGAATTAGGAAAAGCAAACCAAGTCAAAACTGTTTCTATAGTTAGAAGTGTTCAAGAAGCCAAAGACGCTATAGCAAACGGATACTGCCTAGCAACATGCAGCATGTCAGGCTTTTCTTCCTCTAGAGATAAAAACGGTATCGCTTCTAGAAATGGTCAATGGGCTCACGCCATGGCTTGGATAGGAGTAGACGACACAAAGCAAAGATTAAATGAAACTTTATTTTTAATACAAAATAGTTGGGGCTTATGGAATAGCGGCCCAAAATTTTATGAACAACCAGATGGGTCTTTCTGGGTTAGAGAACAAGATGCGGCGGCGATGATTGCAAATGGAGAGGCGTGGGCTCTTAGCAATGTTAATGGTTTTCCTCCAAGAAAAATATCTTGGTCAATAGACGAGGTGTTCTAATGAAAGAAAGACAGTTATTTTTAACTTCAGTGCTAGCTACAACTCTAGCTTTTTCTACTTATAAAATGTACACCAAGGACGGTAAGATAGATCAAGAGGCTGTTAAAAGTTTCTCAGAGCTTGTAGCGTCTTCTTTTGAAGGTGCTGAAAAACTTATAATAAAAAATCCAGAAAATCCCGTTAATAAGTGCGATTGTAACGGTGCAAAAATAATTGTTCATGGCGATGGCCACAGAACTCCATGTCCATGCACCGGCACATCATCTGGATGCCAATGCGGCAAGTCTCAGGCTTCTATTCCAATCGAGAAAAAAACGGTTAAGTTTTTTACAAGGCCCGATTGCGTCAATTGCACTAAATGGAAAGGCGAACAAAAAGAAAGATTCAAAAATTCTGGATGGGACATAGAAGAGGGTTACGGGGCTGGATTGGTTCCGTTTTTTGAGTTTGTCAAGGGCGACAAGAAAGTAGTTAAAGTCGGTTACACTTCGTTAGAAGAAGCGGAAAAGATGATAAATGAATAATGTAGCAGAAAAAATATCTTTAGAATATGCAAAGAAAAATGGATATTCTATAGACCCGATGACAATAATAATGATCGCTAACTTTGTTATGCAGCTAGCGAAAGCAGTTTACGAGTGTCGTAAAAGCAAAAATAAAACAATACAAACTATGCTAAAACCCAGTCTTTTCTACAGAATATTACTAGATAGAAGGCTAAGCAAGTTTATTTCTCAAAATAATCTAACGTTAGACAAGGCATCGCTCAAGGATGTGATGCTTAGCAAGAGTTTTTCCGAGGAAGATATCACACTTTTAGTAGCAGAGGCTATATCAAATGATTAAAATTCAAGATTTAATGAAATCCCGCAGATTTTGGGTCGCCATATCTGGCGTTGTTTTGGTTGTTGGAAACGAGGGGCTTGGTTTGAAGCTAACAGAAGAACAGGTAACTTTGGTTGTTACGATGTTGGCAACATGGCTTGTCGGAGATTCTTTCAGAAAAACTGGAGAATAACAAATGAATACGCAATTGATTGGCGTAGTCTTATTGGCTTTAATTGCAGCATCAAATTTTATAGATTTTAAAAGCTTGTTGGATAAATCTAGCAAGCCTAATGAACCAGCTAAAAATGATTCGTTGGAACAGTCTACAGAAGATTTGGTGGTAAAGCCAGACTTCCCTATTGACTATACTTGCAACAATTCTCTTTTTTGTGCTGTAAAAAAGTGGGAAGAATTAAAAAAATACTGCGAAGCACTAGGATTAAAGCAAGCGTCATCAAAGCTCGATGAGATTTTCCCTTTACTGGTTTTAAAAGAAGATAAAAATGTCTAATAAGGTAAAAACTATATTAGCTGTTATAATTTTTTGCGTTTTGTTCCTTGACACAACGTTTTTAAAAGGTATAATAGAGAAAGTATCAAAGGTAGAGTCTGTTGTATCTGTAGAGCCAGTTCCTAGCCAAGAGTCTATTCTTTTAACAAAAGATACCGCTGAAATCATTACAGACAAAGAGGATAGAGCCACTTTAGCAATTTTCAATCTTGAATTTTCTAAAAGGCTTTCATCCTATTCTAATGTTATCAATACGCAGCAATTGCAGGATATCTATGTAGCCGCTGGCGCTAATGTGTACGGCAAAAGCATAGCTTCTAAATATCAGTCTCTTGGGGCAAAATTAATTGCCTTGATGAAATCTGTATTGGGAGAAGAGGAACATATAGTTTCTCAAGAAGAAACTGAACTGCTGTCGGATGTTTTCAGAGGTTTGAGCTTTAATTTGTCTAATTAGGTTGATTCTAACATAAAATAGAAACCCAACTTAGTGTTGGGTTTTTTATTATAGGAAAAGAAATGGATATAAAAATAAGCTATTTAATTTCGGCTTTAGATAAAACAAAGGCGATAACAGATCCAAGATATTTGAATATATTGCTTGACGAAAATAGAAATATTCCATCGTTAACGATAAAATCATTCCTTGGAAAAACAGAGATTGACTATCTTTTGAGCCTGCACAACAAGTATCTTAACTACCATTTTGAGTATGTACAAAAAATGCTGGGCGGCTTTAGAAAGATTGACTTTAATACCGGAGAGGTTACATACGTTTGCGCTGTTGATTACTATCCAGGTATAAATAAGGCCGGTGATTTCTTCAACATCGCAGAAATTCAAGATCAAAACATTCTTTTAGAGGAATACTATGGAGAACTCTTTTTCAGATTCGGATCAGGAACATTCAGATACTGATACAAAGTGTTCGGTTTTACTTTACGTGACCCCGGATGGAACAGTGATGTTCGATGCTTCTTGGAACGATAAAACCGATAGAGAAGCCAATATGATGAGCTTATCTCAATTAATACACGCAATGACAGCGACAGACCTTTTAGAGAATGCACTAAAAAATTCTATAAAGGCTTTAGAAGAAGCAAATAATGCAGAATATTTAGAAGATATGAACACAATTTTTGAAAATTATCAACAGATAAAGTCTAGTAACATTATGAAGAAAGAAAATCCCGATGCAAAAGATAGCCCTGCTATTCGACCGTTGCAAGCCAAATAACTGGTGTATAACTTATTGCAACATAAGAAAACACAATAAAAGCGGAGATATTCTATATGGATAAAAAAATAGCGTGGGAACACTGGAACTCTCAAGAGCTAGAAGAGTTGATAGAAGATGACGTAGACGCTTTTGAAGAAGATGAAGATGATGACTACTTTAAAGATAGAGAAGATATTCCCAGCCCGGTAACTCATTTTCTTGAGTCTAGACCAGCGGGGGTAGTGACTCCTTTCGGGGTTTACCCAACAGAGTCTAAATTAAAACCCTCCGATAGATGGGATTGCTGGATAGGAAACACAAACTTCACTATCACCACAGAAATTGCGCTAAAGCTAGAATCTGTAGAGGGCGTTTCTGCTCTTAGGATTATGGATAGATATTCATTTTGCATTGGCGTTGGCAAAATGTTCAACATAAGAGATGTTAGAACAAACATAGAAAAAGCTATATGCGAATCAGACGATATATTGGAAAGAGAGGATGTAAAAAATGCAATAACAACTTTAATGAATGATAGTATAGGAGATAAAAAGTTTTGGTCTATTTATGTTAGCGAAGACGGTGATATTTCTTGGATAGCCGACAACGATAAAACGGAAGAATATTTGGCAGCTTTGGAACTTTTTGAACAATCAAAACAAAGTAATGGCGGAAAGATTTTAAACTCTGGAGAATAGTATGAATTTTGAAGAACAATTGAATAATGAAGACAACAAGAAGATTATGTTTGCAGTTTGTTACAGATACAGGAGATTTTTAGACGAGCATGACGCAGAATCTATAAAAAATGAAGCATTGTGGGAGTGCTGTTTAAAGTATGACCCGAATCACCCTAAAAAAGCCAAATTTACATCGTACCTGTATCAAAAGCTTAACAATAAAATTAGAAATCATTTGAAGCGACCAAAACGAGAAAAAACTGGTATGATACCAGAAAAGGCATATAGCCATAGTTCGTTAGAATTCGACGTTTTAAACTCTCTGAGTGTAGAAGAAAAGGGAATACTAGAGCAGTCATATCTACATAACATGACAATAGAAGAAATAGGGCGAGCCAATGGCTACAGCAGAGAAACCGCCAGACGAAAGCTTAAAAAAATTAAGACTAAATGTAGAGAGTTGGTATCTGCCTAATGTGTATTACTAAATGGACTAGGACTTTAATTATTATTAGGACATTTAGGAAAGACAGTTTCAATACTGGAGATTTAAATTATGGCAGTTCCTGGTAAAAGAGGACACTTACGAACAACTTCTAACGCAGCTTTTTCCAAGCAGACCTACGGCGGAACCGTTATGGGAATCGAAGGAAATAGCACTATTTTGACAAAAGATTTGTCATTGCTAGATGGTGTGTCATTAAATCAATACGCTGGATACAACGCTCTTCCAAGACTATTAACTGGCTCTGGAAAGCTTTATAATACAGCGAAAATATTGTCTTCTGGCACTTTTGCTTTTAATGCAGCGAGAGCCGGTACATACGTTATTTCTAGAATCACTACAAGCCTTGCGGGCGTTGCTAACACAAAACTTCTATTTATGGGCACTGGCAATCTTCGTCGCCCTATATTAGATTTTCAGCATGACTTTGGGGCTAAGCTTTTGACAGCTTGGAGAGCCAATCTATTTTCTTGGCTTGGCGTTTTAGACAATGGGCAAAAGATCAAATCTCGTCGCCTATGGTTAAATTCGTCAAATAGAAATACTTCTGGCGGTGCTGCTCCTGCTACACTAGAAACCACAAACATGTGGGATTTAGCTGATGGTAATGCATCAAACAAAGCTGTTGACAATGCAGCTACTCCAACAAGATCTGTTCCTGGCGAGCTAGTTCTTAAAGTAGACTTTGTTACAAAATCAGTGACAACTGGTGGAGACTTCTTCAACTACAAACCAATAACTGGTATGTAATTTTTAGCTAGTTTTTATCATGGTTACAACGGGCGGGAAACCGCCCGTATTTTTAATAGGGGCTAGTTTATGAATATAGAATACATAAAAACAGTATTAGAATTTATTGGTCTTCTTTTTATTCCTGTGATTGCATGGGTATTAAATACCATAAATCATCATAGCAAAAAAATAATCGTTTTAGAAGAAAGAGTAAATGATTCTATCAACAGGCGTTTAACAAATCTAGAAACAAAGTTTGAAAGCTTTGATAAAAAGCTAGACGAAGTGAATGTAAGTTCTATAAGAATCGCTGGCTTGGTGGAAAATTTAAGCGAGAAAATAGATGCAAGAAGCTAATTATGGCGGAATGTTATCTGATATAGCAACCAGAAAAATTCTTGATTCTTTGGGTATTACTCAAGAACAAGTTGATAAAGTTAAGAAGATCGTTGATAATATTGATATCAGAACAGAAAACGGCGTTACAATTATTCAAATAAAACTTTTACAAAAATAGATATAGCTGAATGTTTTTGATTTTTTTCAGCTTATAATAAAATATCCAGATAGGACTTAGTTTACTCTATTGTTCTATCTGGTTTTTTATTTACATTTTCAAAACACAATGGAGACAACATGAGTTTACGCGCTCTTATGGATTATACCTTTACGGCTAAATATTCTAGATATCAAAAAGATAAAAATAGAAGAGAAACATGGAAAGAGGCCAACGACAGAGTGAGAGAAATGATGCTCACCATGTATTCTGACAAGCCAGACGTTCACAGCTACATAACCTCTGCGTATGAGGCGATGTACAAGAAAAGGGTATTGGGATCACAGAGAGCCTTGCAATTCGGTGGAGAGCCGATATTCAAGCATCACGCTAGAATTTATAACTGCGTTGCTTCGTATTGTGATAGACTAAGGTTCTTTCAGGAATGTATGTATCTTTTGCTTTGTGGTTGTGGGGCAGGTTTTAGTGTTCAGTCTCACCATATAGCAAAGCTGCCGCCACTGAACTCTATTGCCCCTAGTGGACATAAAAAGTTTGTTATAGAAGACACCATAGAATCTTGGTCTGATGCTGTAGGTGTGTTGATATCTAGTTATTTTGATCAAACAGACCTATTTCCAGAACACAACGGAAAAGTTGTTCAGTTTGACTACAGTAAAATCAGGCCAAAAGGTGCGCCACTATCAAACGGTGGGAAAGCCCCTGGCCCAGAACCTTTAAGAAAAGCTCTAAAAAATATTAAAAAAATACTAGATGCCGCCGTAGAAAGATCTGAATTTGATGCAAGCGAGTTTAGAGTTCTAAAGCCTATCGAGGCTTACGATATTGTTATGCACTTCGCAGATGCGGTTATATCTGGTGGAGTAAGAAGAAGCGCAACGATCTGTGTATTTTCTCCAGATGACGAAGAAATGGCAAAGGCCAAAACTGGAAACTGGTTTATCGACAATCCACAAAGAGGTCGATCAAATAATTCTGCGTTGCTGCTGAGAAATAAAACTTCAAAAGAAGACTTTTCTAATCTAATGAAGTCAGTTAAAGAATTTGGAGAGCCTGGATTTGTTTGGTCTGACTCAACAGAACTTATAGTTAATCCTTGTGTTGAAATAGGGATGTATCCTGTTGATGTTACAACCGGCCTGTCTGGGTGGCAAGGGTGCAATCTTTCCACTATAAATTGTTCTAAGATAAACAAAGAGCAAGACTTTTATGAAGCTTGCGAAGCTGCCGCTATAATAGGAACCCTACAAGCAGGATTCACTAAATTTCCATACTTAGGAGAAGTCAGCGAAAGAATATTCGCAAGAGAATCTCTATTGGGGGTCAGTGGCACTGGCTGGCTTGAAACACCTGAAATATGTTTAAATGCAGAAGTTCAGAAGCGCGGGGCTGAGATAGTAAAAGAAACCAATAGAAAAATAGCTGAAATCATAGGTATTCGTGCGGCGGCTAGAACAACGTGCGTAAAGCCAGAAGGTTCCTCTTCTTGCGTTTTGGGTACTGCCAGTGGCATTCACCCGCACCATGCTAAAAGGTACATACGAAGAGTTCAAGCCAACAAGCTAGAGAATGTTTATAACTTTTTTAAAGGGCGAAATCCAAGAGCTTGTGAAAACTCTGTTTGGTCTGCAAACAATAGCGACGATGTTATCAGCTTTTGTATAGAGGTTCCAGATGGTTCTAAAACAAAAAATCAGGTTTGTGCAAGTAGTCTTTTAGAAATAGTAAAGTCAACTCAGCAAAACTGGGTTATGTCTGGAACAAACCAGGAGTTATGCACTCAGCCTTGGCTAAATCACAATGTAAGCAATACAATCAACGTTAAAGACGATGAATGGCAGGCCGTAGAAGATTTTATATACGATAATCGTGAATATTTCTGTGGGATAAGCTTGCTTCCTGCTACCGGAGACAAAGACTATCCACAGGCCCCGTTTACAACGGTTTATCTTCCAAGCGAAATGCTGTCGCATTATGGCGAGGGGGTTATGTTTGTTAGTGGATTGATAGAAGGGGCGTTAAATTCATGGGATAACAATCTTTGGTCGGCGTGTTCTGACGCTTTAAGATATTCAGCCGCATTCAAGCTCACCCCGGAAATTACCGTAGATTTGCAATCACGCGAAGAAATTAAGCTCTCTCAAAAGCAAGTAGAGTGGATACTTAGATGCGCTAAGTATGCTTCTAAGTATTTTGAAGATGATCTTAAAAAGCTAACCTACTGTATGAAGGATGTGTATAACTATAAGCTGTGGACAGAGCTTAAAAGAGAATACCAAGACGTTGATTATACCGATTTAATAGAATCAGAAGACAATACAGAGCTAGAGCAATCGTTAGCCTGTTCTGGAGGAGCCTGCGAGATTGTCTAATTTTAACTTTAGATACTATTGTCGGGGGCTCTTGCTCGACTCTCATAAAAATATAGCCAATATTTCAAATCACTTTATTCCGGGAATTCAGTCTGTTTCTATAGACGAGGGTGTTCCGGGATTGTTTGTGAGTGATATTGGCAGGGTGCAAGAAGCAAAAAGAATAAATACGCCCCCTTCGCACTCTATTTCCATAGAAAGAGTTTTATCTAGTGTTGACAAACTGTGGCTAGAAAAGAGTTCGGAAAATTTATGGAATTCCGCTAATTTCACTGGAGCAAACCAGTACAGAAATTCTTTTTTACTAAAGCCAGAAAATTTTGGGATGGTTATACCAGGGTTCAGCACCGGAACAAAAGCGGCGATACAGCAAAAAATTCTTCCAGAGTATACCTTAAAAGCTATTTATGCACCCGAAAACAACTCGGTGATCGGGTCGAGTGGCCTGTCTGGAACAGCTTTGGACATAATTGAAATGCCCTACTGCCTGCTTTCTAGATTATCATACTCTTTCACAAACGAAGGGGCTTTCAAGGAAAATATTGAACTCTCTTCAAAAGTATTAAAAAAGAGTGATTCTAACTCTTACTCTTTTGATACTCGCGGTGGCGATAGCAGCACCTCAACATCAACATTTGCAAGGACACTCACAAGAGAAAATTTTGATATATCTTTATCTGTTCTTCCATCTACTATAGAAAATTTGGTTAGCTCAAATAAATATGTAAATGGAGTTCGCGCCACCGCTATAACAAACATAGAAACAAGCGTTTCTTTTGAGTATCAGCAAATGCAAGACACAGGACAACTAAGGGGTGCATCTGACAGCAACTTTGATGAATTAAATTTATTCACAACTCTGAGAGTTCCCGTGGAAGTGTCTTGTAGGTTTACTTTAGTTGCGGCTAGATCGCAACAGTCAAATATAAAAAATATAGATACAAATTTTAGTAACGAGAGAATATGTTTGGTTATGAAGGTTAAAAATCAAGAAACATCTGATTTTAGATTTTTTGTTTTTAATCTCGGAAATAGAAATAGGCTTGTGTCGATTTCAGAATCGGGAGGTGATACGTCTGGTTCGTTAGTAGAATATACTTTTGAATATATAAATATTAATGATTTTGTGACTTACACTCAGCTTCAGGCTGACTCTACAACATTGAATCCATCATTATTTCAACAAACTACCGAAAATTATTAGGTAAAAATATGAGAAGAAGAATCAGTTCAAAACGCTGGCAAGATAAATTTTCAAAGAAGGCAAGAGACTCTAAACCAAGCTTTGCCGCAGAACAACCGGCAAAAAAACAGTTTGAAAAAAAGATTCTCATTCCTAAAACAAAAGCACAAAGCCTGTATATACAATCAATAAAAAGAAATGATATTACGTTTTGCAAAGGGCCAGCAGGCTCTGGAAAAACTGCGATAGCTGTTGCTATAGCGTGCGAATACCTGCTTTCTGGAAGAGTAGAAAAGCTTGTTATCACAAGGCCGGTTATTGAATCTGGAAAAGGTTTAGGGTTTTTGCCTGGAACTATGCACGATAAAGTAAATCCATATATGGTTCCTATTTTAGAAGAAATGCAACAATATCTTGGGCGAGAACTGGTATCGCAATACAAAGAGTCAAATACCATAGAAATATGTCCATTAGAATATATGCGTGGGCGAAATTTCCACAATACGTTTATGATATTAGATGAAGGCCAAAACTGTACCTTCGAACAAATCAAAATGTTCGTCACTAGAATTGGAATAAACTCTATAGCTGTTATCAACGGAGATACCAATCAAAGCGATCTTCCAGAGTACACCAAGGGCGGCCTAGATAACTTTATAAAAAAATTAGATGACTTGGATGGAATTGGTGTGTGCCAACTTTCTAAAGCAGACATACAAAGAAATAGTTTAATTGCAAGAATTTTAGAGAGGATAGAATAACGAATGCCTGAATATAATTTCAGTTGCGGAAACTGTAAAAATGATTTCTCTTGTTTTTGGTCTATAAAAAGTTATGACGATAGTTTAGCAAAATTAACCTGCGAAAAATGCGGGTCTAAAAAAGTTTTTAGAGACTATCAAGAAGATAATATGGTAGTTAGCTATCACGAAGTAAAAACTATAGGCCAACTAGCAGAAAAAAATACAAAGAAAATGGGCAGATACGAGCTTGAAGAAAAAATGCGCCAAGACAACATGGACTTGCATAAAAAGAACAAAGAAGTTTCTGCCAAAAGAAGAAAAATCAACAAGATGACACCCGAACAAAAGCATAAATACATAATGGAGGGCGAATAAATGGAGCCTGAAACTCTTTCGTATCAGCATCCTCATCAAGCAGAAATAACTTTTACAATAAAGGTTTCTAAAGTATTTTCTGATGGAAGTATCGACCCTTTAGAGGTTTCTGAAAAAACTTTAAACAAGTATGGAATAGCCAAAAAAGGTGTGTTTTTTGTGACTGGGTTTGACAAAGTTGACTGTATAGTAAAAACAAAAGAGGTCTTAGAAAAAATAAGATATGAGTGATAAAAGCGAAACGTATTATGGAATGGGTGGCAACGCCGTAGAAAACGAAACCAAAGCTTTGGCCAAGGTTGTGCTGATAAAAGAACGAGAATATTACTTTGTTTGGTTTTGGCGCGGCGATTTATACGATCCATACGGCCCAGACATTCTAAGAAAAAGTCAGCAATTCATGTCTAAATTTACAAAAGTAAACAAAGCAACTTTTGAAGATTACTACAGATATCTCAAAACAAAAAACAGGCTTTATTTAAACAGAGCCAAAAGAAATTCTTTAAGGAGTTAAGATGACAACAAAAAGAGGCCCCCTTTCGCAAGATGAAAAAGATTTTATAGCGTCAAAATCTACCAAAGGCGCAGAATACATCGCTAAAAAATTAAATAGAAATCAAGATTCTATTCAAAAGTTTTTAGATGCTCAAGCCGAAGAAGCGCAAGCTAAAGAGCCTGTTCCAGAAACAATGGCTTCCGAGGCATTCGCAAGAAATAAAAAATACGGCGCTGTTGTTATGACAGAAACTGCTTCGATGATATCCGACGAAAGTAGAAAGGCCAGGGTTCAAAAAGGCAAGTCGCCAGCTAGTTCACGATACAAAAGCTCTATTCATATAATAAAACCAAAATGATTTGTGACAAAATAGACTCTCTAGTAAAAGAAAAAATTAAAAACCTTGAAATATTATGGTGTGCCACTCTAAACGATGGAACCACTGTTTATTCTGATTATGACAGGCCCGCCATGAAACACCCTTGGGAAAGACTAAAAGAACACTGTGCCAACAACAATCTTTATGTATGCAAGATTGAGGTTATAATGTTCGGTGCTGAAAGACAGGTTGTATTTCAGGACGATAACGGCCTAGACGGGTTTTTCATAGTTAGAGGCGTTAGCAGAGAATTGAATGTCGGAACCGATGAGCTAGGGCCATCTTTCAAGCAACTAGCCGTTGGACTTCTTAGAGATTCCGAAGATATTATTGATGTTAGAAAGTATTGCTGGCCACAAAATGAATTTGAACAATTCGAGCAGACCAGAGTATTGACCGAAGACAACGCTAAATTAATGCTATTTAAAAATGACTCAACAAAGAAAAGTAGGCAAAGCGTACAAATCGCCCTCAACGGGGCAGGCGTGTGATGCGGCTCAATATATAGCCGAGCTTATGCTAACCAGAAGAAGCGAAACAAATAATTCTGGTAGACTTGGATACAAGTTTTGGAACAACGCCCACAAAGATTCTTATCAAGGGCAAGTGGTGGCAGTCAGAAGATTGATAAAAACATTTGGCGAAAAACTAGTTGTGTCTTTCGTCAATTCTGACGGTGGTAAAAAAATCTATTCTGTTGGGTTTTTCAAACCCTTAGATTTTGTTGTTGCTGCAATAGAGCGATACAAACCAATCTTTGATAAAGCTCAAGAAAAACTAGCGGCAAACATTGAGCATTCTCAGCCAACCACAGACACTATAGTTAGCACAAGCTCTCAAAAGCCGTTTGCCAAGAAGAATAGTCTATTTTCTAAAATAAAAACATTGGAGCAAAAGAATGACGAAGAAAACAAAGATAAGTAAAACAGAAGTTTGCGGTGAGTCAAAACTACTTGACGATATTGCAAAAAAGTATGGCAATGTAATCAAAAAAGGTGATATCCTACTGGATCAAAGAAAAGATTACAAAATCCTAAAAGTAAGTCCTATTATAGACGTTTCTCTTGGCGGCGGAATAAAAGAGGGGTCTTGGGTTATGCTTTCTGGTGCGGCAAAGTCAGGCAAAACAACGCTAGCGATGCAGATAGCTAAAAACGGCCAAGACGAAGGCCGCCCAATTATTTATATCAACTCCGAAGGTCGATTAAAAGAAATGAACTTCGAGGTAGAAGGGCTAGATCCAACAAAAATGCAAATTGTAACTAGCGATGGCCCACCTCTTAGCGCTGAGGTATTTTTAGATGTTACTCAAAAACTACTTTCGGCCAAAGAAAACGAAGGGGCTATTTGCATAATCGACTCTATATCTTCGTTGATTCCAGCTAGAGATTTAGAATCTGAAATCAGCGGTGAACGCCGCCCAGGTCTTCCAAAAATTCTTGGAGATTTTGTGAAGAGGCTCGGTCAGATAGTGCCAAATCAAAAAAGTATAGTTATCATGATAACTCACTTGATTACAAATACAAGCGGTTATGGCAAAGCTTTTATGGCTGATGGTGGTGTAAAGATTGGTTATCAGGCTGATACTCGTATGGAAGTCAAATCAATCACTCCATGGATTCAAGACGATCAGCAAGTAGGACAAGCTGTAAACTGGAAGGTGTTGTGTTCTTCTATAGGCCCTCCTGGCGCAGAATGCCAAAGCTGGATTCGCTATGGAAACGGCATTGATAAAATCCAGGAAGTTGTTATGATGGGTCAAGAAGCCGGACTGATAACTCAGGCTGGAGCTTGGTTTACTTGCAATTTTTTACTTTTAAGGCCAGATATTATAGTAAAGCTAAACGATTCAGTGTCTCTTAATGAGGATGGTCTGTACAAATCCGAAGAAGACACCGCATTGGCTTTAAAGACTTGTAAATTCCAGGGCGGCGAAGCTCTGTATAACTTTGTCAAGTCTAACCAAGATGTTTATGAAGCTTTGATACAAGAAATAGAAACGATGCTATGCTAATAACTGGATTTAACGGAAAGCAGCACAATTGGAAGCCCAGGGGGGCAGATTTTTCTGATTCAAGTAGGTCTAATCTGCACCTGAAAATCAGAGATTTGCTCCGAGAGATATATCCGTTTGATGTGATAATGGAAGAAGTCACGCTACCTGGAAGCAATAGGTTTGCCAACAAAAAAGAGTTGACTGCTGACTTTTTTCTTCCTAATAGATCAATGATAATTGAGGCTCATGGCGAGCAACACTATCTTTACAATTCGTTCTTTTTTAAGAATAAATTTGAGTTTGCAAAAGCACAAAGAAGGGATTTAGATAAAAAAGCTTGGTGCGAGTCTAATAACATACAAATAATAGAGTTGAAATACTCTGATCCTATAGACTTTTGGAGGCAGCAAATTGTATCAAGACGACAAGAGGGATGATGTTATTGAGGGATTTTTTGCAAAAATAGATGGCTGGATAAATGATAATAAGCTCAATATAAAAAGAGTTGATACGGACGAGTGCGAAGCCGCTATGAATCTTTCGTTTGACCAGTTGGAAGAAATGAGTCCTGCTGATCTTTTGAAAAATGGTTATATTCTTTACGGGTACGCTGATTATATTTCGTCTGCTCACAATTCAGAAAAAATGATTTATGAATATGCAGACAACAGTATAAACTATATCTTGGCCCAACAGTTCAATAACTATGGCGACCAGTATACAAAGTGGGATATCAAATACAACTCTGCCGTTAAAGAAAATCCAATGGCTAAAAAGTTGAACACTCTAAAAAACAACGCAAAAGCTAGGCTTACTTTATTGGAATATCGAGCCGAGCATATAAAAAAGATGGGAGATATAATGATAGAATTATCGAGGAAAAAGAAAAATGAATACTATTGATATCGCTAAAGACCTACTAAAAAAAGGTATAGCATTAAAAGATAAAGATCTGATCAATATGGCAAATCAATTGATAGAAAATCCATTAGAGAATGTTGTGGATGTTTCAATCACCTCAATCGAGTCAAGCCCTGAAATTGATATTTCTGAGTCGAGCGTATTGCCCGCCCAATCTGCCGCACCAGCGAAACCGAAAAGGCAAACAAAAAAATCGGTAGCTGTAAAGCAAGAGGCGACCCCAGAACAGGAGAAGCCAAAAACTGCCAGGGCTTCGCAAATTGATCAATTCAAAATGCAAAAAGAAAAAAATGTCCGAAAAAAAAGACAGCCGGTAACAGACTCTAAATGGTCTAATAAGTTTGTAGACAATAGAATCGAGGCAAAGGACGAACATAATATAACTCCGGTGATAGAGCTAGCTAAAAGAGACAGAGAAAAGTTCAAAAAGGTAGGCCAGCTTTGTGAGAACTGCAAGCAGTTGATTATGATACATCCTGTTCACGCTAGAGAATTTTTTATATGTGATGAGTGCCTTGCAAACAGAAGCAGAGGTAGAACATAAGGAGATTATTTTGCAAACTATAAAATTTAAAAAAACCAGCCCAAATGCTAAAACACCCACAAAAGCCAACGAGTCTGATGCTGGATACGATTTGTATTCTCTGAAGCCTGTGAATCTAAGGCCAGGAGAACGGCAACTTGTGCCCACTGGAATAGCTCTAGAAATGCCTAGAAAAAATATGGTTGGACTTATTTGGCCGCGATCAAGTCTTTCAGCAAAATACGGAATAGATGTTTTGGCTGGTGTTATAGACTCTGGATACACCGGAGAAATAATGGTTTGTCTTTTAAACACATCCACGATGGAAGTTTCTTTTGCAGAAGAAACAAAAATCGCCCAAATTATTTTTCAAGAACACTTGACTTTTGATTTTCAAGAAGTAGAATCTTTAGGAACTACAGATCGAGGAGCAAAAGGTTTCGGGAGTTCAGATGCAACATAAAGATTTAAACAGTCTAATACCAATTGATGACTTGTATTGGGACGAAATCAGTAAACAATACACTGTTTTTTCAGACGAGCAATTAGAAAGACTATGTATAATGGGTGTAGAGCAAGGCTTAAACACAGAAGAACTGCATCTCGCTATAAATACTTTTACACAGTGGAAGGTAAATTCTAAAATATTAGAAAGAATTTTTGAAGGACAACTTTATTTTAAGGTAGAGAATAACGAAGTAGTGATAGGCTATGAATAACGACCCAGAAAAAATTGAAAAACGCATTCGTCAAACTCAGCAAAGAATCAACGAACTAACAGAAAAAGCCAGCGGAGAAACCTCCCCAAGCGAATTGAATAAAATAAGTAAAGCCAAGTCGAAACTTTTCAAAGAAAAAGACAAGCTTTTGAAAAAACTCTACCCATCAGAAAACTTTGACGATACGGAGCAAGACCAAGATGTTTCCATCTAAAAAAAACGACGATCTTTTTGCTAATCCTGTGATAACATCACTCATATTTTTTATACTATTGGCTTTCACTGTATGGGTGATGATTTTTTCTATATTTGTTGCCAGGCCGGTGTCTGAGCCAAACTATTCTGATCAGACCGAAGTTGTCTTTGGATCAAAATCCGAAGATGCCCCTTTTCGTCTTACCTCACCCGCCCGAATTGTTTCTATTCACGATGGAGACACTGTTACTGTAGAACTTAAACTACAAACCAGTATCAGACTATTGGACTGTTGGGCTCCAGAAATTACCGGACAAGAAAAACAAAATGGGTTAAAGTCAAAACAATTTCTAGAAACTTGCTTAAAATCAGGCGATGAAGTTGTTGTGGATATTCCATTTCAGGAAAATTTTTCTAAATCATTGACTTTATCTAGAGTTCTTGCTAGAATCTATAAAGATGTTGATAACGATGGAACGAAAGACGATCTATCGAAAGTTATGGTAAAAAATGGCTTTGCCAAGGAGAAAAAATAATGAAAACTGTAAATTGGAATTTTGCGTATGAAAAGGGCGCTCAAAACGGCCCTGGAAATTGGTCGGCTGGTAGCTTGTCTCCAGCTTTTGGTAAAATAACCAGATATTGGAACGTAAATTTCCAGCAAGTAACAAAAAGGCCAGACTTGCAGGTGATCCTTACAAACTCTAGTCGCGGAGCTAATGTTCCGATGTGGCAATCTGGAAAAAATATTTATGCTTCTTGCAGATACAAGTGGGTCAACCCAGATCAAATGGTTCTGGCTTTTGTGCATGAGTTTGGCCATTGGCTGGTGAACGGCGGCGGCCACATCAAGCAATCTGGGCACATTATGAGCGAGGTTTTGGGTGATCCACACATAAATTTTAGCGAGCTTGATATGCGATGGTTTGGCGGTTTGCCGTGGAAAAGTGCAAAAAGGCCGTGGGACGCTACAGAAAAAAACGTTTTTCGTATAGCAAAATCAGTGGAGCCTCTTGACAACGAGTTTCCAGATGTTAAAATGAGTTGCGACAAACCCGCTGGTGTTTTGAGAAACTTGTTCAGTGATTTCTTTGGGTGGTGATTTATGCTATCAAGAGAATTTTTGATCGGTAGAGGTCAATGCTGTGGCTTGGGATGCGCTCTTTGCCCGTATATCCCAAAGCACGTCAAAGGCTCCACTAAAACTGAAAGTCAACAAACAACAAAAGAGGAAAAGCGTGAACACAATAACAGATAAAGAAAAAGACTTTTTATTCAAGGCGATGCTAGCCGATATGGGAATAACTTATGTTAAATCTTGTAATTCTTCATATGCTTACTTCTTAAAATCGGTAGGATTTTTCGGGCGTAAAAAAGTCGTTGGGCGTTTAAATCAAGATTCTGAATATTATGAAATGTATGGATTTCCGTACACGAATAATAAAATTATCAGTATTATTAATGAAAGATTTAATACAGATCTTAAAATTATTTTTGATTGTGATGAACCACGCCATGAATCTCTTGCTTACCCATGCTTTTAACACTTTATACCAGCCCTAAAATTCGTTATGTTTCACTTACATATACAGGACAAGAGTGCATTAAACTTAGATATACACCGAGGGCATAATTATGAATTTTAAAATAAGACACCAAATTTCAGATCTTGAAGAAGAAATTTATTGCTTCGAAGCTAATAATTCTGGAATATATTATCGCGGCTTTTATCTGTCAAAAAGAAAAGACGTAAATGATCCGTTTGGTTATGACTGGGGAGTTTATTATAAAGACGCAAAACAGTCAGAATTAGACCTTCTTGAGAAAACATTCGGAGAAGATATTTGCATTTGGGATCATCCAGAGCATGACAGGTATCTTGAAATTAATGATCGCTATAATCCTACTGTACATGGACTTCTTAGTGGTGTTTATAGTTCAAAAGTATCTAAAGAACACCCTTTAAAAATTTCAAAAGAGACTGTGATTGATAGTCTTATAGAAAAAATAAAAAAGATGGAGATTAGGTAATGAACATAATAGTAGCAATTAATAATCGTAATGGTATTGGCTGCAACGGCTTGATTCCGTGGCACAACAAAAACGATTTACAGTTCTTTAAAATGATGACCTATGACAATAATGTTTATATGGGCGGGAAAACTTATGATAGTTTAGGCGGGCCGTTAAAAGGCAGACGCAATTATGTTTTATCTCGCACGAAGCGTAACGATGTAATTACTTATACAGATTACTATAAATTTATTACTGCAATAAAAAATGATCCAAGTGGATTTATTATAGGCGGTGAGTCTATTTACGATATGGCACTAAGACATCATGCTGTTAATAACATCTATTTATCAAGAATAAATGATAATAGCCCGTGTGATAAGTTTTTTTATGTTCCACACGGCTTTAAGTTAATATCGACGGTTCGGTTGGAAGATCTAACTATAGAAAGGTACATTATATCGTGAGAATTTGGAGAATAACCGAGTTAGATGAACGCATCGGCAAGTTTACTGCTATCCATTTCATTATGGCCCCACACGTTGTAGACAAAGGGTTCTACAGAGAAGTTGGAACGTATAGCTCGTTCAATTCAAGGACACGTAGAAGGGGAGATAAATTCTACAGATATAAAGATGATGGCGATGACTTCTTTAGACATAATCTTTCTAAAGATTATAAAGAAATTAGGCATAAATCTATTTATGATTTTTTTGACTACATAGGATACGATAGAAAAAAGAGGGCATTTATATTGGAGCCAATTGAATAATATGTTTAATTATGAAAAATTTTCTAACGCTCCTATTATAGTCAGAAATTTATGCACTAACTATTCTAGTTATATAATTGGCGGAGCCGCTAAATATCTACTGGATGACAATTGTGAGCAATGTAAAGATTGGGATATAGTAGTTCCGTTACACCAGTGGCACTTAGCACAAAGATTGATACCAAAGTCTGCATACCATAATACATTTGGTGGATCGAAAATAATAGACCACGGAAATTATATAGACGTATGGGCCGCTGATATTGGTTTTGTGATGGAAAATAATCCAAGCAATGAGTTTTACATAGTTCATCCATCGTCAAAGTTTTCGGGAATTTTAAATCGTGGACTCAAAAAATAAGGAACATAATATATGAAACTTAAATATCTACTTACAATGCACTGTAAAGAACAGGGGTATTGGGATACTTCTGGCTATTGCGAGTGGCGAGAAGATGCATTTCATCGCCATGAAGAATTTGATTTAGATGATGAAGAAGGTTTGATCAAAGCTATTGCTTCTTTCACAGAAAAATATCCTCGTGGCGAATACGAAATTTACATTGTCCAGCCTTATAATGATTGGTCTTATGACGATCCAGAATGGGAAAAATATAAGGATCAAGAAGATAAGATAAATGAAATCATGCAAAAGTCTTTTAATTTAACAGAAAAAATCAAAAAGGAAAAAAGATCTAAAGAAATTGCCGAAAAGAAAGCTGAAACAGAGAAAGAGACCGCTAGATTAAAAGAGCATGAATTGGAAACATTGAGAAAATTAAAAGAAAAATATGAAAAGATACAACAGTAAAAATGAAGAAATGGCCGAGTGTCAAGACGGAGAGTGGGTCAAGTTTGAAGACTTAAACCTTTTCTTAAAGGGCGTTTTGAGAACGTTCGAGATTAAAACTCAAAACAGAAGATACTATAAAGACTGGGAAAAAGAGATTTTTAATAAGATGAAGGAAATCATAGAAAAAGAAAGACATAATTAGAACAACCATAAGGAAGATAGTATGAATCTTTTAGAGATATTTGGATCGGTATTTATAATATTACTTTCAGTATGGTTTTCTATATGGGTTATTTGGTCGTCTATGATATTGTTATTTGCACCATATAGCTCAAGAGACAAAGCATTTTTTTGTGCTTTACTTATATTTTGGCCAATTATAATATTTAGGAAATAAAAAATGAATTATCTAGAAATAATGGCTAATAAGCCTAAAAACCCAGATTATATACTTCGTCAATTTGACGAAAATCTTGCAAGGATTATGGATGAGGGTTATGACATGGAAGACAGAACCGGCACTGGCTGTAGATATTTGCCGGGTATAACTACAACAATAGATATATCAGAAAGAGTTCCGGTTCCAACGCTTAGAGCAACCAAATGGAAAGCAATGTTAGCGGAATATTTATGGTTTCTAACTGGTTCGGATCGCATAAACGACCTCAGAAATAAATTTGGCAGTAAAGTATGGGATGCTTGGCAAAAATCTGATTGGGCTAAATCTAAAAATTTGCCGGAAGATTCGATTGGTTATGGCTATGGCCCCAATTTGATTCAGTATGGATTTAATATATCTAATTCTTTAGATTGGACACCGGAGGGGTTCAATCAAGTAGACCATGTTATAAATTTACTTAAAACAAATCCTAATTCTAGAAGAATACTTTGGTCATTTTTTAGACCCGATAAACAAGGCACGGAAAATGTAGTTTTAGATCCATGTCATCTAATCTATCAGTTTATACCTGAACCAAATAGAAAATTATCATGCTGTGTTTACATACGCAGTAATGATATGTTTGTGGGCGCGTTAAGTACAAATCTTCAAGGCGCAGCTTTTTATACTTATATGCTTGGGCAAATTTGCGGATTTACTCCGAGTAAATTAATAGTAATGTCTGCTCACGCACATATCTACAAGGATCATTTTCCTTTTATTGGAGATTACCTGTCTAGGGAAGAAGTAAGTAGTCCAATACTCAAGTTAAACAAAAAAGAATCTATTTATGATTATTCTCTAGAAGATTTTGAACTAGACGAATACAATCCACTCGAAAAAATGAAGATTCCAATTTCTGTCTAATAAAATGTGTATTAATCTAATGTGGTCTATATTACTGTAAACACTGGAGATTAATATTATGAAATGGTCGGAAGATAACATTAGATATCTAAAAGAAAACTATGGAAAGATTAAGGCTAAAGAGATAGCCGCAGTCTTAGGTAGAAGTTATGATGCTATACATAAAAAAGCCCGATCTTTAAAGCTTATTGGGGATAGAGGTATAAATAGAAAATATACTGTTAATCATAATTATTTTTCCGAAGTTACCTTAGAAAATAGCTATTGGGCAGGATTCATAGCAGCCGATGGGTGTATAACAAAAAACTATGTTAAAATAATGATTGCTCAAAAAGATCTGAAAATACTAGAGCAATTTAAAAAAGATATACAATACACAGGGCCGATCTATATTTCAAAGAAAAGAAAGAGATGCTCTTTAGAATTTAGATCTTCCTCTATAATTAAAGACTTAAAAACAAAATGGAATATAGTAGAAAAAAAATCTTTAATATTAGAGCCTCCAAAGGTAAAATTATCGAAAGTAAATTTCTTAGCGTATGTTAAGGGATACATAGATGGAGATGGATCTATTTATGTAGAAAAAAATACTAAGTATTTAAGAATATCTATAATTGGAACACTTGAATTATTAACTTGGATTAAAGAAAAGATAAATATTAAATGTTCAAATATACAGAAATATAAAAATATATACAAATTTAGATATAGCGGAAAAAAAGCTGAATCTTTGTATGAAAAACTGGACAGTCTTAAAACTTTTAAACTTTTGAGAAAATGGAAATTTTCTCTTGACAAACTACAACCCTCATGATAAAATAGACGTAGGAGCAGTGACGGTATAATGGTAAACCTAAGACAGCTAATTTGTAGATTTATAGACACTGGTTCTGCTAGAGAACATGTTATAAAAGACATACAAGAATCACATCCAAATATTTTTTCAGATCAAGAAATATCGGACGAAATCACTAAACTTTTAGAAGAGGGTCAAGTGGCCGATAGAGGTGCTTATTTAGTATGGGTGAAACTATGATACAAAGAAGAAACGCGATTAAAATAATTGGGGCCGCATTGCTCGCCCCCAAAGTTTGTTTTGCACAAAAGCAACTGCTTCCAGAAACTCAAATGATTATTGATACTGTCAACAGTTGGAATTTGAAACGTGGCGAGATGGTTAGATTTTGGTCGGGTTCAAAGTTGTATAAAGAACAAAAACTAGCGAATGTATCTCTATTCCATGAGCATCATACAGGATTATATCCCGATTTCTATGAGGATTTAACATGGCCAATTAGCGGTGTAGATCCTATTCTTGTTCTAATAGAACTTCAAGACTATTTTGGCGGAAAGATTACTGTTCAGAACAACAAATACTATGGATTAAAAGTTTTTATAGATTAGGAAATGACAACAGAATTTGATGAATTAATAAGGATAAAATAGTGAATAGATTTGAAATTGAAAAAGTAGATATAAGTTATTTCTGTAATACAGAGGCGCATATTGGGGAAGCTCTATTTAAAATAGCTAGCGAGAGACATGAGGTTACGACAATAAAATACGCTCCAGCAGGAGCAGTTCTAGTGGGTATTAGTTTAAACGACGTTATAGAAATTGACTTATCAAAGTATCATATACCAAGAAATACAGCTTTGATTGGAAGCAAGGTTGAAATACTTAAAAGAGGAAAAATCACTATTTGCTTACCACCATTAGAAATTCCTTGTGGTCAACCGTTATATATCGACAAGCATGGTAAAATAACTTGGAAATACAGTATTTATAAAATTGGAAAAACTATAAGCAGTCAAGACGAGTCTGGACATATAAAGGCTTTAATAAAAATATGAAAACATTCTTAGAGTCTGATACGCAAAATGTCTTGGTGGTTAGTGAAGCTAACGAGCATCCATTTCCAAATCTTGGAGAGTGTCTGGTGATTAAATTCATAAAAGAAAACGACAACAAATACTATCTAGATAAAGATGGTATGAATGGGCTTATAGCATATATCAATTATTTGGTGGAAAATGAATAAAATATATAAGGAAATTGCAGAAGAAATTAAAAAATGGAAGGTTTTATAATGAGTAACGTTAGTTTTTTAAAAAAATGGTTTATCGTGGTGTGTATGTTGTTGACTTTTGGATGCGTTGGTTGTAGTCCATCAGAAGCTGATTTAAAAAAATGGGAAAAATATAACATTGATTCTTTATCTAAGAACGGAGAAGAAGTAGGTGTCTTACCAGACGGGCGAAAAGTCATTCGCTATTCTGTTGCGATGCCTTCATCGTGGTCAAAAGCAGATCAACACTTTATATATGTTGTAGATGGGTCAGTTACCATGAACCGAGAGATTCAAAACGGCAAATATACTAAACAAGAAACAACTGTTTTAATCGGAGATTTTACAGAATGTATAGACTAACTTCACCCGACCGTATCAGTGTTATTCCTCACGTTTGCAATACTTTGGAACTTACTGAAATTGTCAAGAATTACATTGAATCTCGCCACAATTGCGCTATAATAATAGAAGAACGGCCAGGAATGATGTACTATGACTGTCCGGGGTCAAAGTTGATCAATCGTGAACTTTATGATGTAGAAATCGGATCTATCAAAGTTAGAATTGATGACTTGGGCATTTTATGTGCGGCTATCGCTCGCAATCCTGCATATGTTTTCGACCGAGGATTTCACAGAATCGCATCTTTCGGTGAGAATATCTGTTTATCGGAGCTAGAACTAAAAGAATGCCGCGATTTTATTCAAGCTAACCAAGAGCTTATAGATCGCTGGAATGAAGAAGCAGACAGAATTATCAAAAATCATTTTACCAGAAGGAACAGAAGGAAAAAAAATGCTAATTAACAATTTAAGTCTTGTTTTTATAAAATCAAGCTTGACAAATCGTGCGGTTGTAGTAGAATATAATGACGGAACTGAGGTTGTGGTTAATTTACTCGACCCATGCAACTATTTAATAGAACTTGTGAAAGAGTCGTTAGGTAGGATGGAAGAAGCTGTAGAAGGCTATACTGATATCTATAGATACCTATTTTTATGCAGCGATTCTGGAAGATATGCTTTGTTGTATTCTGAAACTCCAATTGTACGTTGGGAGCTATTGCGAAACAATGAATAACTTTATTGGATGTTTTGTGTGCGCTGTTTTTTACAGTGCAGTTTTGGGGGCGGTTATCAAATGGATATTTTTTTAAAAAGAAAAAATTATGGAAGCTGATGGCAATCAAAGCAATATGGAATTTATGAAAAATTGTCTTGACATTCTGAGAATAGACAATGAATATATCGTAAATGCCCGCGAAGAACGAGACAACTATCGTGAAATGTATCAAAAAACATACGACGATTTAGTTGATACCACGAAGAAAATATCTGAACTAACCTCAAAAATAGAGGCTGAATCCTCAGGCAGTGCGTTTGCTTATTTTATAATACCACTTTTGCTAGTAACCATTTTAGGATCGGTTATTGGCTTGCAGTACAGAATTTGTTATAAATTGGACACCATACAAACCCAAATCAAAGCGTTAGAAAACAATGAACACACAAAGTAAAATTGAGTCAATTTTAGAGCAACTTTCAATGGTCAACTTCTTAGCAGAAGATCACTACGCCCGCGACTACTGTAGATACTGTCACGCAGAGTATGGCAACTATTTCAAGCGTGGATGTGATAAACGATCCACTCAAGAAAATCATGAACCCGACTGCCTGCATAGACTTGCCGTAGAAGTTCTAGAAAGCCGTGTGCCACCCCAAGAAATTCCAGACCCGATCTCAAAAAATCCAATTCCGCGAATGGCTATGGCCGACTGTTCGCTTTATTCTAAAGACTCTCGGATGTGCTTAGCTACCGTTGAAACGGGCGAATTTTCTGGCAAAACCGTTGGCGTGATGGTACAATACAAAGATGGCTATTGTATCTGTGACATGGGATGCAAGGGAGAACAAGAAGGCCCTATGGAAATTATACACGCGAAACACTTGAGACTATGGGTTCCCATCGAGTCAATTGAAGTAGATTCTGATGGCCGAACTATTTGTGTTTATTTAGATAAAAAAGCTAAAACAAAATGAAAAAATATTACTACGTTTGCAACAAATGCATTGACAACCAAGAGATAGAATGCTATACTATTGGATGGGTCGGGCCGCGAACTTGCGAAGTATGTAGAAAAGAGTTTGAGCCGAAAAATATTTCATGTGTTTCTTTAGATAGTTTTTTAAAGATTATCAGGAGATATCCAAAAGATTATAATCACTCTTGGATAAAAGAATTCGAAGATAAAATGTGGGAAGAGGTATTGAGGACAGCAAATGGGAATGACAGCCAGATTTAAATGCCAAAGTTGTTTTATTGTAGAAACGGTAAAAACCGATTTTACTGGGCCTCGCACTTTTACAAAAATTGTGCATCCTATGCCGGAAGTAGATTTCAGCATAGCTAACTATATAGAATACAATCATCACTACGATATAATTGTTAGTGAAAAAGATCCTAATTTTATGGATAGTGGAGAAATTGTATCTATTATAAATGTGCCAAAAAATATGATTACTATTGCAAACAAACACCTAAAGGAGAATCCAAATGGAAGTACAAGCGTTTTATAAAAACTTTGAAAACCCATGTTATTTTACAATAGAGGTATCGCCTCTTGAAGCCTCATGCCTGATAATAAAAGACGAAAACGTAAGCGGCAAACTACGCCAGCATCTTTTCTCTTTACTAGAAAAACAGTACAATCAAAATTATTTGATGCCTTTAGTAGAGAAGATTAAAGAACATCAAAACCAGCTAAAAGAAAGTAAATAAGCTAATGAACGAATTAGATAAGATTAAATGGAAATTCTTTTGTATTCTTGTTGTAATATATGGAATAGCTGGGGGCATTGCTGTTTATAAACTTGATAGAGATATCCTAAACTTGAAAAATAAAGTGAAACATCTAGAGGAAAAACATGAGATACAACCTACAATGGCTAAAAAATAAAATCTCTTCTGGCGAGCCGGTAGAGTATCTGTTCTTTTACGGTCACACCCCGCCCAAGGATGGTTCTATCGACAAATCGTGTTTAAGTCAGTGGTATGACGCACCATTTTTAGGTATGGCCACAGCAGAACACTATATGATGTATGTCAAGGCAGATATCTTTGGTGATGATGAAACGTCCGACAAAATTTTAGAATCTAAATGTCCAAGGCAGGCAAAAGCACTAGGACGTTCAGTGAAAAACTACGATGAAAAAATATGGAATAAAAGAAGATATGCCGTAGTTGTTGATGGAAATCTTGGTAAATTCTTGGAACATCCAAAACTTAAAGAATTTTTGCTCTCTACGGGCGATAAGGTGCTTGTAGAAGCTAGTCCATATGATAAAATATGGGGCATCGGGCTTGGAATTACAGACCAACGCAATCAAAATCCCGATAACTGGACGGGAGAAAATCTTTTGGGATTTGCTTTAATGGAAGTGAGGGATATGCTTAGTTAAATCATGAGCGATTTTCACATCAGAAAACAAGAACGTAGAACGCACTACGAAAAGTA